TCATTCCCGCTAGCGGCATATTCTTTCGCCAGATTGATGATCGCCTTGTCTCTTTCTTGTGGTGCCAAGGACATAAAATCAGACATAGTGGCAGCATTACCAAAGATAATGGCAGCCGCCTCATCTGGTGTTTTGCCTTGTGTGAGGGCATCACCTATCGTGTTGCGAAAGCTATCGGTCATGGCTGAACTCAACTGTTGCAGCGTATAATCCACCTTCTGTTCGGTATCCTGCTTCACCATGTCGTTCTTGAAGGTTTCGGTGAGTTGATAGAAAGAGCCACGCGCTATCTGCGAGGGAAGTTCAGCGGCATATTGCTGCCGATACGGCTCAAAGGCAGTATGGATATCACCACTGGTTTTATCAAAATCGGTCGCATAAAAGGAAAAGAAGTCATTCTTGAACTGCGCCGCCGCCTTATTGGCCGCGAGAAATTCAAGCGCATCTTCCCGTACCCTGATACCGTTGGCGGTATTATTCTTAACCTCATCCTTTAGCTCATCCAAACTCATTTGCTGGCGTTTGGCAATCCATTCCTGATTTTCCCGACTATTGGGATTAGCCTTTTCCTGCGCATTCACATTGGCGAGATTGTCCAGCCCCCCACTCAAATTGCTCAATGACTGTGCCAGCCTTGTTAGATTGCTACCTGCCTCACGCCTTTGTGGTTGGACAAAAGGAACATGCGCTACAGGGGAGGGTTGAATTTGCGTTTGTCTGATGGGCTGTAGTTGCTCACCAGAACCAAACAACCCAGCCCGTCGCCTTGATTGTGCCATATTATATCACCCCTTTCTTTTCTTATATCCGGCATAAGCATTAAGCCCTGAACCAAATGCATTGATGAGATAGGGCGCAAAAGAAGGCTTCTCCGGTATCGGTACCGCATTAATCTGACTTTGGCTGCCAAGCTCAACCGCCTTCATCTCACCCTTCAAATAATCCCTGTTCATGCGGGCATTGGCATCAAGTGCCGATGAATTACGCCCCTCTTGAGCATAAATATCACGCAGCAAACTATCCACCGACAGGCCAGAAACACCACCTTGTGCCGCCGCAACTTCCAAGCTGGAAGCAGCACGTGCCGCCTCAAGCCCCGTTTCAAACTTCGACTGATGACGGGCTTGGTCTTCTTGGTTAGCCTTGATATTCAAATTGCTATATTGTGCCTCGGCTTGTTTTGCCGCATTGATATCATTTTGCCGCTTCATCTCGGCTTGTGCCGCATATTGCGACTTGGCCGCGCCATATTCGACAACAGAAGAAGCAATCCCCATCCCCATGGAAGCGATGGTTAAAAAATCACACATTCATTCAATACTCCTAAAAAATAACCCCCATAAATGCTCGTGCAAGAGATTTATGAGGGCGGTTGATATATGAGAAGGTAAAATGCGCCACAAAGGCTGTCAGGGAATTTCAAGCCTTGTTGCAGATTTTGGCAAATTCAATCACATCAATTTTGCCCGCCCCATAACCCTTGACATGGCGAATGAAAGAAAAACCAAGCCATTTGAGCCAATGAACATGAATTACATTACGGGCATCCACCACGTTGAACAAAAGGCCATAATCAGTCTTAACCTCCAAATAGGCCATCACATCCCTTGAGCCGCGAAGAAAAGCCTGTTTGTTTTTGGTAATGGCATCCGTACCCACAAAGGCAACGGCACCTTGTCGTTCCCCTGTTGGGACAACACCAAAAATGCCCAACAATTCGCCCTTCCTTGTGCGGGCAGTCAAACAAGGACGCGCATGTTTCAAGGCAAATGTGAGATTATCTCCAAGCGACTTGCCTGATATATCCTCAACCTCTCTTCTATCTTCCGCCCGTGCATGACGTTCAAGGCAGATAACATCGGCAATGCAGGTCGGCTTGATAATCCCATGTCTGCTAACCTGTTTAGTAAGCCCCATGACGCGCCTCCCCCGTCCAGCGATAGGACAGTAAAGCATAAGGATAGGGTGATGACCCCTCTATCTTGATCTGGAAATCTTCCGCTCTCGCCATGATCGATACCGTCTTGTCAATCTTGCCCATCACAACCTCCCCAAATTTAGCCGTCTTGGTTGAATTGGCCGTGGCTGATAAATGATAGACAAAAGGCTGGCGATAATCCCTGTCCAATGTCACACGCAAATAAGCACAAAGTCCTGTCTCCAACATCAAATTGGCGACCGTCAAACGCATCCCCGCAACCGCATTGCCATAAGACCCATGATTGTCTGTGGTGCGGTGATGGAAGGTTGATAACACACAACAACTCATCACAGGAAAACCAACCAAAATAGCCGTGTTGACATTGCCTTGAACAGTGAGCACTTGCCCCTGTGCTGATATAACAGAAGGTTTCAAACCAAAACTGCCTGACGAGGCTTGCAAGGCTACCGCCCCTTGAGCCTTGTAAGGCAAAGTGAAAGAAGTGCTGTCTGTTTGTGAATTATATGTACCAGACTGAACCTTCACCATCCGGTCAAGCAAAGGTACAAAAGGCCAAATCGCCTCACCCTTCCAAGCCTCGTGACAGTTGAGCGACAAAATCTCGCGTCCCTCATTCCCCCTGTCGGTGACAAGAACAAGCTCCTCATCCATCAGTTTCATTCCCAAAACAGGACTGTCAATCTCCCATTTCTGCCACGCCGCCTGTACCTTCTCACTCCCAACCCACAGCCATTTATAAACATAAATTGCTGTGAGGTCGTCTTTTGAAACAAGAGCCAAAATCTTCAAATCATCATCCGCCACCATTAAATGAATATTGGACGGGATATAGCCTTGCACATGGTCGGTGAGCGAGGGAGCCTGTTTGATGCCACTTGCCTCATCAAGAGTAAATTCATGCACAAAAGAACCCGACTTGCGGTTATTGACAAAATAAAGCCGCTCTCCAGCCACCACCGGCCTCACATGGGATGAGGTCGAATGGGACAGTAAAGGTTCAATATAGACTGATTTTGGTGTGAATAAATCTCCACCCGAGGCCAGACGAAACGTAATGGAAGAGGTGAACAAAACCATCTCACTCAAAAAAGGAACCGCATGATGGATGTCGCAAATGTCAGGATAGGTAATGGTGACATCAACAGGGTCTGTATCAAGCGGGGTAAGCACACTCTCAATAAAGAAGTTGAAGTAATCATTGCTGCGTGACATCGCCACCGATTCACCGCTAAAAAACCCCATCCGGCTTTTATAAAATACCATACCCGATATGGTTTTGCCAACAAAAGAAGGCCACGGATTGCTGTCCAAATCGCCAACCTCACGCTCACCCCAATCTGCCTGTTTGAATGTAAATGACCCATCCGCCTCACGTACCAGAATATGCGGCATGGTCGAGCCATCAAGCTTGACGGGAATATCTCCCGCCACCGTTTCTTTCCACCTGCCTTGTGCAGCCCCTGTCTCTTGTACATATTTGACATAGTAATCATCCCAACTGGTCTCTTGAGAACCGGTAATTTTCAAGGAAAAACCATTAGGAGCGCGGCGGGGAAGGTTACTAAAATCAGGAGATGAACCTTTATGCGCCCGCATTCGCGTTTCATTGCCACCATCAACGGCCAAGCTAAAATCTCCCCCATCCTTGCGCCGCAGATAAATAACATTATCTAAAAGAGCTATATGATAAGCAGCCCCAATCGTATCAACCAGCCATGAGGAAATGCTGCCGGTATAAACGGGTGAACCTTCTGCCCCATGCGCCAGCCTCCTTGCTATGCTACGGGGTTTTGATGTTTCCTCCGCATTCCTCGCCATCCAGTCTTCATTGTAAACACCCCCATGGGTTTTGTAACGGGCAGCGACCCCTCCATCAACATAAATAACATAATCTGTCCAATAATCCCCCTGCACAACATGAATAAGACCCCCATGGGTATAGGCAGGTGATTTGATGGTTGATGCCTTGACCTGTCTTTTCCTGTTCAAAATAAAAGTATGGTCAGCAACGCTAAGGGCTTCTAAATCCCGCTCATGCGCCCCACCAAGATAGCCAAAACCATCGGGCGCGTGAACCTGCTTCTGGTTTCCCTGTAAATCATGCACTGTAATACCTGTAGGCGAAATGGTAACAACATATTTTTCCTGTGCATCCCGCTCAATCAAATGGGTGAAGGAACCCATCGGCTTAGGCGAGCCAATAGCCCCCCAATGCGTCTTGTCGGGTTTCTAGGTTTGAGACCGCCTGTTAGTGTGGGAAACTGATTGATACTCTCTTCCAACTGGCTCGTTAATCTTATTTCACTTGGTTGGCGTGAGACACCATTAATCATATTGGATGTTCCACCTTCAACACGCATTTACACCCGCCTCATCTTGTGTTGAATGGACACATTCGCCAGCAGATTATAATCACCATTCTTGATTTCTGCCCGCTCAAATGCCGCCTTCGCCCGTAGCAAATTGCGAACCCGCGCATCACTCGTGGCACTCGCGGCCGGAAAGCTCTCAATGAACTTCTCTATTGCCAAGGCGGTAATGTAACGGCGCACCACACTCGGCAAATCGCCCCATGGCAAATGCAGCACCACCTCACATGTGACAGGTGCGTCAAATTTAAAACTCTTGCCTGTCCGGTCATAAAGTCGATTGCCCCGCCGAATACAATCACCCACCTCACTGTCAATGCGCAACACATTGTCGGGGATGGTAATCTCAAAACTCACACTGTCGGGCTTCAATTCATAGTCAAATTCCTCATTGAACCAAAAACCCTCCTCCTGTAAATCGCGCGATGTCGCCCGCAGCAAGCTCAAAGCCGTGTTGCCAGAAGGTGGCATAATGGATAAAGACTCCAACGGATCCTCACCAATGCTGGCGAGCATCTCATTGACTGCCGCCAATTCACTCGCTGAACCCAATATTTCCATGAACATCTCCTGAATAAAAAGGCCGCATCTCTTGAGGAGACACGGCCATTATTGTTTTTAAACTTTAGCTGTCATATCAAACAGCACGGACTTCCACAGCACATTCAGGACGTAAAATCCCATGACCAACCGCATAACGCGCCGTCAGCAAGTTCCCGAGCCTGTCCGCCTGATAGGTCGTCTCAAAGGCAATGTTGAGCAGCTTCACCGTGCCAACAACACTTTCATGAAACACATGGAACGCCGCATTGCTATAATCGCCCCGATATTTCGCAGGGGTATTAGGGTCATTAAAATTAACTCCCGCCAACGTATTGTTGGACTTAATAAGCGCAATCCCCGCCAAAGTGCCAAACACACCCTTGCTCATCGAACCATCACCATCCCAATCCTTGTTGATGAGATCAGGCGTTTGTGCCGCCAGATAATAAATCTCAGGGCTGACAAAAGCATAGCGGTTGCTTGAGGGAATATTATTCTCATCCAGCACTTGCGCACAGGCAAACATGGCATTTTTAAAAGCAACAGGGTCGGAAGCAATATTGACGCCCCCATTGATGACCGTGCCACCAGCTTCACCGACAATGGTCGGACCCGAACGCGCCGCCTGATAAATCGTTGACGCAACATGCTTGTCATACACTTCAGCCAAAGCCTGACCCATCTGCCTTGAATACTGGCTGCGCACGTCATAATGATTGCGCAATTCATCAATCTCGGCAATGAAAGCATGAGAGACCAACATCCCGTCAACGGTGATGATGCGCTCGGCATGGGACATCTTCAGTCCCAAAAGCTGGTGGCCGGGGGTATGATATTCAGCACCAATCCGCCCCATGGCCGGAAACTGTGCCGATTTGCCTTGGGAGATTCCACGGGTTACCGTCTTCTCATTATAAAGACAGTTGGTATTGAATGATGCCAAAATCTCATTGGTAAACTTCAACAAGAATAGAGAATCTAGAGGACCGGTCTGGTTTACCTGACCGAGAAAAGAGGGAATTGAATTTGACATGGATTATAAATCTCCTTTGTAAAATGATTTTTGATTTAAAATTTGTTCATAAAAAGCAGTCAGACGCTTGCCGCATAGGGAAAGCGCAAGCTCTGACCCGCGCAAGCTGGCAATGAGACGGATGACATCCTGTTTGCTCATTGGCCTGTCGGAAGACGGGGCTTTGGTGGATTTGTTGAAACAGATGATGATATCTGAGGGCAATGGGGGTAATGGCCGCTCAACGGGAACCGGTATTGGGGGTAACGCCCCAGACCCCGCGCAGCCGCTCAATGTCAGGCCTATCCAGACACACACGCTCAGGTGATGCCATTTCAGTTTTGCTGTAATTGTCCAACTCCTCTTCTTGTTGTTGTATCTGGCGAAGGCGAACCTCATCCGCCTCAACCCGTTTGTTATGGTCGGATATGAGCAGATGAAGTTCGTTGATTTGGCGATCACGATGCTCAGCCAGTGCTTTATATTGAGCCGTGATCCGCCGCTCGCTTGACAGTTTGGCTGTCAATAAATCCCGCTCGGATTTCATCCATGCCGCCAGCGTCCACGGGATCAGTAGTGCTGCCAAAACACTCAAAATCAGGATTGTCTTCAAAGAAATTATCACTCTCCTTATTGTTCAAACAGGATAAGAAACGCCGATAATCCAAATGCCCAACACCAACATAAGAGCCATACAAGCCCCCAATCAGTGCCAAGCAGCCAGCCACCGCCGCCCCTTGACCCGTATAAAGTGAATAAAATGCACAGCCCCAAGCCAGCCCCGTATTTAGCCCAAGAGCCAGCTTGGAGGTTCGGCGGCGCGACCGCCCGCTGCGTGTTGATTGTTTGTTCATTTGACAAGCTTGCCCAAAGCGTCCTTGCGCACATCAAAAGACGGGCAAGCCTTGGCAGCATATTGGTTATGACCACTGATTTTCGTGATGGAAGGATACTTCACCAACATCTCTTTGCATAAATCCAGCAAGGCTGACTTCTGTTTTGGTGTCCTTGTATCCTTCGGCTTGCCCCTGTTATCCACACCGCCAATATAACAAATGCCAATTGAGGTGCCATTACGCCCCTTGCAATGCGCCCCCTCCTGCGCCAATGGGCGGCCGCTCTCGACCGTCCCGTCAAGCAACACAACATAATGATAGCCAATGGTGCGGAAGCCGCGCTCTTTATGCCATCTTAAAATGTCTTTTGACGTGAAGGATTTATTTTCAGGGGTGGCAGCGCAGTGGATGATAATCTCATCTATCTTGCGCACAAGCAATTTCCAAAAAGTGGTAACGGTTTTTGGTCAAAAATTGCGTCATCATAAAGCCCGCTCACACGATATTGGAGGCGGCCAACCGCTTTTCGACCTGATCACGGAACGCTGGATCACGATGATAGAGCGGATTGCTAAAATCACGCTGCGCCTCAGCTAATGATCGATACCCCTGAACGCCGCTGGCCTGTTGATTGGGCACATTCACCAGCTTCGGTTTGGGCTTGGGCTGCGGATTGGCCGCTGCATATTCAGCCTTCAACGCCTTCAAGGCCAGTTGGATCTGACCCTTATTGCCGCTATCAATCGCTTCATTGTAAGCCGCCAACTGCTCAGCACTCCATGCCCCCGCAGCCCATGCAGACATCGCGGTAAAAGTCTCATCGCCACCGACTTGTGCCATCAACTCATTTTGTGAGGCTTGAGCCTGAGAATGACGATAGGCGATATAATCCTGCGCCATCTCCTTTGTAATGCCAACTTTTGCCAGCTTCTCCAACTCCGCCTCTGGAATGGTTTGATGTTCCAGCCAGTGGCTCTCAATGGCCTCAACATCAAGTCCAGCCTCATTGACAATGTTTTGGGCTTGCTCATCTGTTGGTGGTGTTGGCTGTTGGAGCGGCTGTTGTCCACCCCCCTCAATGGTAAGACGCGCCGCCTCATCAACAGCACTCGGATCAACCACAGGATTGGTCGGCAAGATAATGCTTTGTGTGCCGCTCATTGGGAAAGCCTCGTTTCAAGCCTCAAGCCATTCAAGTGGCGGGTGAGATATTTAATCCCCCCACGCTCCACAATCTGCCTTCCATCAGTCGGGATTTCAGGGAGAACCTCATCAGAGATGATTTTCGATTTCTTGTCTGTATTCAAATTTGTCATTTAGGATCCTTTCAGGGTTCTTGATTTGGTTTTCACCTATTGTTAGTGTGATGCCGCTTACTTTTAATCTTGGAGACAATAAAATGAGTGATAATGCCGCCTTACTTGATGCGCTCCACGCCGTGGAAGAGACAAATAAAGCAATCAATACAACCCCTTATTGCAATACTTGCGCAGCTTGTGAGGCTGGAAGATAGAAAATATGCAGGTTGGGAAGAAAAAGGGGATAACGCCCCTTTAGATTTTGATACAAGTACCAGAACTGCACTTCAAACCATTGGGCAAGTGAAGAGGTGCATCAATCAAAAATAGAAAAAGGCACTATCGTCTGATAAGCTGTATCAGCATTGATGGTATGCGCTGCACCCATTTCTTCAAGCAGCCTTATTGCTTCCTGCAAAACAAAACGGCCTTTGCGGACTGTAAGACCTTGTAGTAAACCAGCGACGACATACGCCTCGGGATACTTATTTCTGTGTGGGGGCATACCTTCCATTAATTGCTCGGCTACCACACATTCATCATCAAATATTTTTTTGAGTTCATTAAAATTATGGGACATTTATGATCCTTCCATATTTTGTTGTTGCATTTGTTGTTGAGCCATACCGCCCAATTGATTGATGGCATTCGGTCCCAAGGTTTCCATCATCTGTTGCGCCATCGTCTGTTGCTGATGAGCTTCAATCTCTTGCGCACTCATGAGAAGACCATCCGTCTCAATATTCAAACCATTGGCTAATCGCAGCGCAATCTGATCCCATTTGAGACTTTGACCAGCGGGCGACTGTTGTACGACTTCCAAAAACTGCATCAGGTTCGACAAATCATTGCCACGACCCAAAGCATCCATACCTGTCACAACTTTAGGTTGTGTCATATCTTTGGGTAATGGGGGAAGAGATCCCGCCGCCTCCAAATTGGCAATCTGTACCCTTGCCAAGGGAAGCTGCAAATCAACCGACAATAGCGAATAGGTGCCGCCCAATGTGTCCTCAAGCTCACGCGCCATATAGCGGATCTCCTCCGCCGTCACCCGCTCTCCCGCCCGCTGGATCGCCGTGTTCATCAAAAAGGCAAAACTCAAGGATTGCTTCAACTCATCCATCATCTCCTTGGCAACACAAAAATCATTGTAACGTTCAATCTGCAAGAAGGTGACATCAGTTCTCGACCCAATAATCGGTTCACCATTTTGCGCACGAACAAGGTCTTTGGCCGTCAAAGCAGCGTTGGGTTCAATCAAAGGTATGACGCGACTGGCAATCGCTACAAATTCACGCAAGGATTTTGACAAGGACTCTAAATGAATAAGGTCACCCAAATATTCTTCAATCAACCCACGGCCATAACTCTCTCCATCCACCTTATTGTAACGCAATACCAAAAAGGGCAGTTCTTCTAAGACAAATTGCCCTTGACTGCCCGCTATCTCTATACCCTCAACCTCTTGAAACACCGTGTAAGTGTTCTCAAATGTCAAACCAACATAAGTGTAAAGGTCAACAACATCATCACCTTTGATGCCGCTTGAACCCATCTGCAAGCCTTGGCTCCTGTCAGGAATTTGTTGACGTATATCCTCTGGTAAAGCACTGCGTGAAACCGTCTCAACACCTACCCATTCCATAATCTGGCCGCTTGGGT